AAATAAATTTAATACTATTAAACTTCATTGGACACAACATCCTGAAAGAGACCAGAGTTGGAGAGATGAACAAAATAAGATTTTAGGACCTAGTAAAGCGGCTCAAGAATGTGATGCTGACTTTTTAAGTTCAGGTCGTTCTGTTGTCGATCCTGCTATATTAGAATGGTATAAACAAAATGCGTGTTGTGAACCAAATGAAAAAAGTGGGTTCGATAGAAACCTTTGGATATGGGATTATCCAAATTATGATAAGAATTATTTAATAAGCGCTGATGTAGCTCGTGGAGATGGAACAGACTATTCAACTGCTCAAGTTTTTGACATAGAAGGTATGGAACAAGTTGCTGAATATAAAGGTCAGTTAGGAACAACCGAGTTTGGAAACTTTCTTATAGAGTTAGGAACTAAATATAATGATGCCTTATTGGTTGTGGAAAATAACAACATAGGTTGGGCTACATTACAAACAATTATTGATAGAGGATATGAAAATCTTTTTTATCAAGAAAAAAATCATCTAATTGTAGATGAGGATATACAACATACAAACAAGTATAGAAGTATAGATAGAAACAAAATACCAGGTTTTACTACTACGATGAAGTCTAAACCATTAATTATTGCTAAAATGGAAGAATATACTCGTGAAAAGATGGTAAAGATAAAATCTACACGATTAATTGATGAACTTTTTGTATTTATATATAAGAATAGTAAAACTGAAGCATTAGATGGATATAATGATGACCTTGTTATGTCTTATTCTATTTTGTTATGGATTAGAGATACTGCGATTCGTATTCAATCAGAAAGAAGCGAATTTCAAAGTAGTTTGGTTGGTGCAATTGGTAACCTAAATGGTAACACAACTGTAATGACACCATCTGCTCCTAAAAATAATCCATATAAAATAAAAATTAATGATAATGAAGAAGAAGATTTAACTTGGCTATTGGGGTAAAACATGGCAGACAATTTATTTACAAGACTAGGTAGATTATTTCAATCTAACGTAATCATCAGAAAAGCTGATGATAATAGGTTGGTAGTAAAAGACTTAGACTTTTCACAAACAAAATTACAATCTAATTTTATTGACCGATATAATCGGATGATGCAAAATACATATTCTAATCCATATACTACGGCACAAAATAGAAGAGCTGCTTACGAGATTAGAAAACTTGACCTATTCAAAGATTACGAGTTGATGGATCAAGACCCGATTATTGCTTCTGCTCTCGACATATATTCAGACGAAAGTACGGTTACAAATATTGAGGGAGAAATCCTTAAAGTAAAAAGTGAGAACACAAAAGTACAAAAGATTTTACACAACCTATATTATGATGTCATAAATATCGAGTTCAACTTATGGAGTTGGATTCGTAACATGACCAAGTATGGTGACTTTTATCTTCAGTTAGATATCGTAGATAAGTACGGAGTAGTAAATGTAAAACCTATTTCTGCTTATGAAATTACAAGACTAGAAGACCACGATCCTGCTAACCCACAATTAATTCAGTTTGAGATTGCTAGTGAGAAAAAGGAGATGAAAGAAAACTATGAAGTAGCTCACTTTCGTGTTTTATCCGATACAAACTTTTTACCATATGGACGCTCAATGTTAGAGAACGGAAGAAAGATATTTAAGCAGTTGACTTTGATGGAAGACGCTATGTTGATTCACAGAATTATGAGAGCGCCCGAAAAAAGAGTGTTTAAGATTGATGTTGGAAATATACCACCAAGAGAAGTCGAACAATTTATGCAAAGAATCATCAACAAGATGAAGAAGACTCCTGTTATCGACCAAAATACAGGTGAGTATAACTTAAAATATAATGTAGAGTCAGTTACCGAAGATTACTTTTTACCAGTTCGTGGTGGAGATAGTGGAACGGAGATTGACACTCTACCAGGTCTTTCTAACAATGACCAAATAGACGACATAGAATATCTTAGAAACAAGTTGATGGCTAGTTTAAGGATACCAAAAGCTTTCTTAGGATATGAAGAAGGTTTAAGTGGTGGTAAAGCTACACTGGCTGCTGAGGATGTTCGTTTTGCTCGTACAATCGAAAGGTTACAAAAAATTATCGTAAGTGAATTAACTAAAATTGGTATTGTCCACCTTTACTCACAAGGATTCGATGATTCTGATTTGATTGATTTCTCATTAGAGTTACAGAATCCATCAATGATTCACGAACAAGAGAAACTTGAACTTATGACTCAACAAGTAGAAGTAGCTGAGAGAGCTATAGATACTAAATTATTTAGTCGTAAATGGTTATATGATAATATATTTGATTTTAGTGATGAAGAAAAGGCAGACCTTTTTAATGGTATAGTAGAAGATACTAAACAAAAATTTAGACTAGAATCAATAGAAAACGAAGGACAAGATCCTGCTGACCAACCACCACCTAGTGAAGATGAAGAAGATATTGACGATGGAGATATGGCAAGACCTGGTGATTGGGGTGGTAGTAAAAAAGATCCATTTAAAGATAAAGACACGATGAAAGATAGATATGGTCACGAAAGTTTAAAAGATGTCGATAGGTCTTATGGAAAAAGAAAATTTAAAGGTAAATCACCACTTGCTACATCAAAAGCTAGTACATTAATTGCTCGTGAGGGTATCTTAGACCAACTTAAAGATAAGTTCCCTAAAAAAAAATCACCTCTATTAAGTGAAGATAACATAATAAAAGAGTAATTACCTACTTTATCTAAATTCTGTTATATTTATATATGAATAATTGTATCAAAATACTTTGGAATAATATATGAGCAAATTTAAGCATAGTAAACTAAGAAATACGGGATTACTCTTTGAGTTTCTTTTAAGACAAGTCACCGTAGATGTTTTGAACAAGAAAAAGGAATCACCCGCACTAAAAATCATTAAAGGTAAATTTAATGAACACACAGAGTTGGGAAAAGAACTAGCGTTATACAATCTTATTTTGACTAAGAAGTTTAAATCGGATAAAAAAGCCGATTTCTTTTTATCAGAAGTCATTAGACAACGAGATAAGTTAAATAATACAAATCTTCGTAGAGAAAAGTATAATGTTATTGCTACTATAAAAGAGTCTTATGATGTAAATCAGTTGTTTAGTTCTAAAGTTCCAAATTACAAAATATTTGCTTCTGTGTACAAATTATTTGAAGGCATTAATGAAATGGGAGCTGATGAAAAAACTGAAAGTTATTTTATCATAATAGAAAATGTAACAACTCTAACACATAAGAAAAATAAATCTTATATGCCTGAAGAGTTTAAAGACAAAGATTTAAGAATCCTTTCTTATAAAACACTTTTAGAAAAATTTAATAAAAAATATACTAATCTTTCTGATGAACAAAAACATGTTCTTAAAGAATATATTGGTAATCTTTCTAATACGAATAATTTTTCTTTATTTGTAGAGACACAAATTCCAAAACTTAAAAAGAAATTAGATAGTAAAGTTAAGAAAGTAAAAAATAAAGTATTAAGAATTAAGTTAAAAGAAGCAATCAATTGTGTTGATAAGTTCTGTTTAAACGAATCAAAACAAACAAACGATAACTCTGTTGTCCAATTGTTAAGATATTATGAACTCGATAAAGAACTCAACAAAATTTAATTCTATAGTTAAGGAATTAGCAAGTAGTTTATACAAGAAGAAGTTAAAAGAGATAACTACAACTGCTAGTATCGATGCTTATCAAACACCTAATGCTTTTGGTAAGATGAAAAAGAAGAGAAAGAAAAATATTGAGAAACAAACTGGATATAAGTTTGTTGATGAAGCTTTATCTAATGATGATATCAAGAAGATAAAGAAAGAAATAAGAAAAGAAGTGTCCGATATCCTTTTTGATATTTGGATTAAACGAAACTCTTGGGGAGGCAAATAAATGTCATACGAAGCAAACGGTATCAAATCACAACCAAAAGGAATACCAATAAGTGCTCATGGAAAAGCAATAGCACCTGCTGTAGAATCAATTAATGACAGACCTAATCATGTTATTATAAACATGAATGGAACATATGCTTTTGCCTATCAATCTGGTAGTGTTAGTACATATGAAACAGGTTCGGTTGTAGATGACGGTGCTGGTCCAGTTCGTTTAGACATTAATCCAGTTGCTTGGAGGCAGACAGATGCTGCTGGTTCTGTTGGTGATATAACATTTGTATACAATGGAAACGTAGGGTAAAACAATGAATAAAAAATTATTAGTAGAAGTAAGACCATTTGAAATATCAAGAAATAAAATTGATGAATCTATAAAAGAAAATGATGGAAAGTTAATTGTAAAGGGAGTTCTACAGAGAGCAGAAGCCAAAAATCAAAATGGTAGAGTATATCCAAGAGAAGTTCTTTTAAAAGAAGTATCTAAGTATCTATCAGAACAAGTAACGGAAAGAAGAGCATT